AGTGCTGATCGCCCGCTTAGCGGACGATCAGCACTTCAATAAATTCACCGGCACCGCTGGCAGCATCCAGCGCCTTGGCCAGCACCTTCTCGCCACCCACCGCCGGGTTGGTGATCGCCATGGCGTTGGCGTCAGACACCACGTCATCGCCCACGCCCACCGCGCCGCCGGTCTCCACCACCGTGGTACCCATCACATCCAGGCTCAGGTCGTCGCCATCCACGGCAGAGAAGTTAGCTACACCAAAGGCTTCCGCCCCAGCGGTATCCAGCTGGGCACCGTCAAAGCCCACGAAGCGATGGGCGGCCACCGCACCAGCGGCCACCGCTGTCAGCGTTAGAACAGGAATCTTCTGGCTCATGCCTTGCCACCTCCGCGCTGCACGGCATTCACCGCCGTGACGTAGTCACACTCGTGCTTCTCTTGGTACGCCAGCGCTTGCGAGTGCAGGCGCGCCTTTTCCGGGTTGACCTGGTAGCCATCCGGGGCGTGGTACTGGCCCGCATCGTCGGCATCGTCGCCGCCTGCGGCACGCTCGCTGTAATCCACTGCCACCGGCAGCTCTTTCAGGAACGTCTCCAGGAAGTCGCGTCCGGTCGTTTTGGTGGCGTCCTTGCCTTCGCCAAACTCCAGCGCGCCCTCGCCATCCTGATTGGCCATAAACGCCACCAGGCCGTCACGGTGCTTGGGCAGTACGCGCCCTTGCTTCACCAGGTCGTCGACCAGGGAGGCGCTCGCCTCGGCACGATACTTCTGCTCGCGCTCAGCAAAGTCGGCTTCCTGCTGTTTAATGCGCGCCTCGCGGGCCTCGGCCTCTTGCTCGCGGCGCTCCAGTTCTTGCTTGTCCACGTCGGTCACCTCCGGGGTGGTTGGGTGGGGCGGGGTTGGCCGGGGCGTCTCGCTGTAGGCGGACGACTCGGAACGGTCTTCAAGCGCTTCGATTTCCCAATCAGGCAGCACCTTGTCGGCAGCTTCCACGCCACCCTCGGCAATCAGCTTTTCACGCAGGGCGCGAAACAGGCGCTGCAGGATGCCGCCACGGATCTCGCCAAACTCAAGCTCGACAACGTCGCGCTCAGGCTCGCTAAACTCGATCTGTTTAAGGCCCTTGATGGCGGGCGGCTGGGCACCCAAAAAGCCCACATGGCGCAAGTAGTAAACGCCGGGCTTAGGGTTGGCGGGGGAGTCGGGGCGGTAGAAGCTGGCAGACACTTTCTTGAAGCGGCCAGCCGCCACCATTTCGGCAAACTGCGGCTCCACCTGGTCAGGGGTAGCCTCTAGGGTGTCGGCAAACGACAGCGACTTGACCCAGCCATAGGCGGGGTGGTCGTGGCGCGGATGCCCCACCACGATAGGCGCTTCATGCAACGCCGGATCGTAGGCGGCGGCGCTATCGCGCAGCTGCTGCTCGGTAAAGCCGATGGTCTCGCCAGACATATCGGTATGCTTGCCCGGCTTGAAAATTTCGATGCGCTGCATAGCGGCCTCCCGTGTTCGTGGGGGCCAGTATCGGAAGCAAAGGGGGTGTGCGGTAAGCCGAAGGGCTTCAGCGGAAAGCCCAGAGTGCAGCAGGGGATCAGGGGAGAGAAAAGCACCCGCAACGGGGTGGCACCATATAACCAGCCCACGCGCAAAGGGGCAAGCTGTTTAAACCCTGTTTAAATCTTCGCAGGGGCGTGTAAAAAAAATCACGAGTAACATCGTGGCGGGTTAGGCGAACGACGCTCACAGCGGCTTACAGGCCGCTTATGCGCTACCCGCACCAGTGGGCATAGCATGCCTTGCCAGCACCTCGTCGATCACCTGGCGATCCTCGCTGGAAAGCCCCAGGTAAGGGCGGGCAGGAATCGTGACCTGCTTGACCAGGGCAAAGGCCCCACCGGGCCGACCAATGGCCAGCGCGCCGCCGCCCTTGGCCTTCACGGTACCGCCCAGCTGATGAATCGCCCCATAGATTTTGTTGGTGCCTTGCTCCAGCACATCCTTGCCCGCCCGGTAGTGGATCGAACCACGCAGGCCGCTACCGCCGCTCTCGGTCAGGATCTGGTCGTTGCGCTTATTGGCCTTGGTGAAGTCGCTCAGCGGCTCCCAGGGCCTGCCCTCGGGGTCGGTCTCACTGCGAAAGCGCTCCTCGACAGCACCCTGCAGGTGCTCGCCAATCTCCAGCAGCGCCGGGCGCAGGTTTTCGACGTTGCGCCGCATCCGCCCCAGCATGTCGGCCACTTCCTCATCGCGGATCTCGTGGCGTAACGCAATACCTGCCATGGGGTTACTCCAGGTCGTCGGGGGTTTCGCGCAGGGCGGCGCGCACCTCGGTCATCATGGCCGTGGCCAGCACGTCCGGCAGCTGGCTGCGCTTGCGCTCCACGGCCTCTCGCGTGCGGGCGGCCACACTGCGCCCTGGCGGGTAGTTAAAACCAGGGTCAACACCCTCCGGCACGTCTTCCTGGCGCGTCCCGGTCGTGTCTTGCCACGGCTCGCGCTGGGTGGCCGGGGCGGTATCCGGGCCATCCTTGCCCATGCGCGCCAGGTCGCTCGGCCCCTTGGCCACCACCTTGCAGCTACACCCCCAGCCATTGGGCGGGTAGTGCTCATTCCACCAGGGGTCGTCGGCAGGCAGCACCATCCGATCCCACTGCAGGTGCTCCTCACGAGGGTCGGCACTGCCGCCATGCAGGTACTGCCAGTAAGGCCGCACCTTGAGCAAATCCGGGTCGGTTAGCTGGGCATGCCGCCCGGCGGCATAGGCGGTGCGTAGGTTGGTTTCGTAAATGACCCGCGTACGCCACCCGCGCCCGCCTCGATACTCCCAGCCAGTGCGCGCCACGGTATCGTCGAAGCGCTCGCGGAACTGGGCCAAGGTGGTGCCGCTACTGATCGCCTCGTCGACAGCAGCGCGCAGGTCGTTCAGCAAGTCCGCCTTGGCCGCCCCGGCCACCATAAAGGCGCTGTCGTGGGCATCCTTCCACACGTCCGTCCAGCGCTCGCTGGGCATGTTGACCTTGTTGCGAAAGAAGGCGATCGCCTCCTCAAACGGCAGATCCCGGTACTCGATAGCCACTACTCGCCCTCGCTCACATCGGCGCGCCCGGAAAGCTCAGCGGCGGCGATGGCTTTCTGCATTGCCTTGGCCAGCTGCTCGCTGGGCATTTCGGCATACAGCGCCGCCATGCCGTCGCGCACCTCTTCAAGGCTCCCTGCATTCGCCAGCAGGCGGCGCACCGGTTCCATCATTTCGCCCCAGGCGGGCTCGGCTTCACGCTCCAGGCGGTCGGTCATCATGTCGCCACGCCGCTTGGCGCTGGCGTCATCACGCTCACTAAAGCCCAACGGTGCTGCCGGTGGTGGGCGGTTGTCCACTTCCCAGCCATCGCCATAGCGCTCCTGCACATAGCGCAGGTTGGGGCGATACCCTAGCCGCGCCACGCGCTCGTCGCGCTCGGCCAGCTTGTTGAGGTCTTCCGGCTGTTCCATCTTGCGCCACACGCGGGGCGTGGCGGCATTGGGGAAGTTCCATTCGGTTAGCCACTTGGCCACGCTGCGGTTGAAGCTCTCGCACACCACGTCTGCGTCAGCCTTGACGATATCGTCGCGCACGTCGCTGGCCATGTCCTCGCCACCCAGGCGGCCCGGCGCGCTCTCGCTGGAACCGGTATGCCCCAGGATCACCTTGGCGATAGCGCGATCCATGCGGTCATACAGCGAGGTGTAGTCAGCGGTACCACTGCGCGCCGCCTCGATCAGCTCGATCTGCATGCCGTCAGGCACGATCACGCCGCTGTCGCTATGCACGGCCTGCAGCGCCTGCAGCAGCTTCTGCTTTTGCCCCTCGGTGCTGGACTGGGGAAACGTACCCTTGGCGGTGGGCTGGCCGAATTTGTCCAGGAACACCAGCCATAGCCGCAGCCCGTTACGCTTGAAAAACACCGGCCAGTAAAGCCAGTGTCCCAGCCCCTGGCCATAGGGCTCGTCGTCGTGATCGGCACCGGTGGCAAAGTGCCAGAACTTGCGGTCAGGCAGCAGCTCGCCATTGGGTTGGTCAGCCGTCAGCAGCCGCAGCCGCCCGGCACCGTCGAACCGAAAGCGGCGGCGGTTACGCACGCGCAGCTGGTCAAGGGTCACAAAGCGGCCATCGCGCCCCCACAGGCACTCAGCCACCGCATAGCCGTAGAACACGCCGTACAGCATGCCCTTGGTAGCACGGTCGAAACGGATAGCCTGCAGCTGCTCGCGCAGAAACTCCGCCGCCGCCTTATCCTGGCGGCGCGGGCCGCCGGGCTCCACCTCCCATTCGGCAGACACGGTGGCCAGCTGTCGCTGCGCCCAGGTGGCCTGCACCTGGTCGTCGCGCAGCAGCTCCTCATAAAGCCGCAGGTCGCCACCGCCACGGGCAGCCAGCACCGTGTCGCTAGGCTGCAACAGCTGCAACGGCGACACATAGCCCCGCGTCATATCGCGGCCATCCAGCGTGGTGGCCACCTCCTGCATTTCGGGCTTAGTGCTTGCCATTAAAAGCTCCCTGTATCCATGCTGCCGCCGATCGCGCCCCAGCCCACATCCTGGGTCACACGCCCACCCTCATAGCCGGTGCGCTGCACGCCGGTCGAACGAAAATCAATCTCCACCCCATCCTGGCGGGTGGCGTAGTGCGCCAAAGCCAGGGCGATGGCCGCATCGCCGTGGCGCTGCTGCTGGCCGGTGCTCTTGGGCAGGCGCGCCACCCCATTGACCAGCTTGAGCGCCCGCAGATCATCCAGCACATGCGCGTCTTTAGGGATAAGCAGGTCGCCATCCTCAAAGGCCGCTTTGAGCGGCGGCATGTGCTCGCGGTACCACCCCTCGGTAAACTGCACCTCATGGATGCGCGACCCATAGTGCTGGGTGGCCACCTCTGCCAGGTAGGCACCATTGCCCCGCGCATCCAGCGCGCCCACATGAAAGCGGGCCAACCGATCGCAAATATAAAACAGCACCTGGCGCTGCTGCTCGAAGGGCATGTTGCCCAGCTCCACCATGAACGGCACGCGGCGCGTCAAGTCAGCGCCCACCACCATCGGCACAATCACCGTCAGGTCAGACACGCGGCCAAAGTCTTCGCCCACGCTCACCAAGAACTCAGCGGGCAGGCTCAACAGCAGCGGGGCCAGCTCACGCTCGCACCAGTCGCGGATCTCGGCCTCGCGCAAGTGCGGGGCCCAGTGCTTGAACTCGTCTTCCATCCGCAGGCGCAGCACCGGCGCACTGTCTACCATGCGCGCCTCAATCAGCGCACGCGACAGCCAGGCACCACTGCCCTGCGAGGGCACCACGTCCAACTCCTCGCTGGCCGCATCGCCGTAAAAGGCGTACACGCCCTCCATCCACTCTTGCTCGCCCTTGGCCGTCCACTCTTTACCCAGGCGCAAGCACACGCGGCGATACAGCCCCTGCTTAATCGCCTCTTTGAAGCTAATGCGCTGCACCGATCCCGCCCGCTTGCCTGCGCGGATATCGCTGATCAACTCATTAAACGGGTTGCGCTCGCCATTGTGAGTGCTGATCACGCGCACCTTGCCGCCCCAAATCAGCAGCGCTAACGCCGCTTTCAGCAGCTCGCCCAGCTTGTCGTGGAAGGCCGCTTCGTCAATCACCACCACCCCTTGCTTACCGCGCAGGTTGGCGGGGCGACTGGAGAGCGCCACCACGCGGTGGCCACTGTCGGGGAACTTGATGGTAAACGTCTTGATATGCTTGTCGTCGCCATCGTCTTCCCACAGACCCTCCTCGACGGCGCTGGCCGCGTGATTGAACACCCGCGCCCACATGCCGCACGCCTCGACGTACTCGATGGCCATGTCCTGGTTATAGCCAATGTAATAAACGTTCATGCCACCGGCGCTTTTGGCGGCAGCGGCAATCAGCACATCGTCCGCCGCCTCCGCCCAGGTCAGGCCGGTACGCCGCGATTTCTCGCTAACCTTCAGCTGGCTGTCGTCTGCGATCCACGCCTGCTGGTAGTCCAGCAGCACCGGTGGCGGGTCGGCATCGTGGGTGGCGGGCAGCTTGACGGGTACGCTACTCATTTGGCGATCCCCAGCAGCTCGCGGCGCAGGTCGTTCACCATTTCGGCAGACAGGCCGCCGCGCTTGGCGATCTCGGTTGCCTTGTCCGCTGCCTTCTTGGCCATCTCGCTACGGATACGCAGCTCGCGCTCCATGCTTACCTTATCGGCGCTGGCCAGATCCTTGATCGCCCCCGCCAAAAACATGATGTCCTTGGTGCTGATCTCGGCATCTTCATCGCCAGCGTTGGCCAGCTGCTGGAAGGCCACGGTGCGCAGCATCTCCGACAGCAGGCGGCCCACGTCGCCATCCGGATCTTCCTCCAGCTTGCCCACCCACACCTTGGCCAGCTCCTGAGCTTCGCGGTAGCGCTCCATTTGCTTGCGGGCCGACTTGACGTAACGCCCCACCGCGCTGCGGCTGGGGGCGTCATCGCCCATCATGGTATCGAGCTTTTCGACGATCTGATCAATCGTGGCGCGACCGTCACGAATGGCACGATCCACGCTCTCACGAATACGCGGGTCTAACTTGGCAACACTGCTACGGCGGGCCATGGCTTACTCCCCCGGCATCGGTCGCTTAACACCGCGCACGCGGGCACGCCCCGCCGCCGCATCGCCGCCCCGCGCCGTCAGCTTGGCCACCGCCACGCTACCCACGTCCGTCACCGTGACCAGATCCTGCTCGGCCAACCAGTCCAGGTCGACCATCAGCCGATCCTGGCTAACGGCATGGCCCATGCTATCCAGGGCGCTACCCAACAGTAGGGCACTGGCGCTATACCCTGCCGATTGTTCCAGCAGGCGCAGGATCTGCAGGCGGCGATCCTCGGTCAGAATGCGCTCATAGCTCATTTGCGTTGCTCCAACAGGTGTTGATGAATCATGCCCAGCTGCTTGGCCAGCGCCTCATTGGTGGAGGTTGCCCGCACCAGCCCCTGGTTGGTCTCATCCAGCTTGCGCCACAGGTCGCGCAGCTCTTTGCTGCCAGGGCGGTGGCGCAGGTCGTGATCAACACCGTCCACGCGGCGCTCCAGTTCGTCCACGCGCTCGTTGATCGTGTCGATCGCTTGCCCGGTGGCGCGGTGACGATTCACCCACCAGGCGTAGGCGGACACCGCCGCCAAGCCCGCCACCTGCACCAGGTCGAAAAAAAAGCGGGCCGCTGTCCAGTCGATTGGCTCTACCATCATCCCCTCGCATAGCGTTTTTTAAGTTTGTCGTGATCTGTCTGGCAGGGCACGCAGCGCCGCGCATTGGGCAGCACCGCCAGCCGCTCGGGCGGGATCTGCTCACCACACTCTTCACAGCAGCCATCCGGCGATGGCGCCGCATTGGCCATTTGCTCCCTGTGCCGCGCCAAGGCGGCCTCGCGCTCACGCTCACTCAGCGTGGCCGCCGTCTCGTATTGCTGCTCTGTCCACACAGTCCTGACTCCATTCGCGTGACGCGGCGACTCGCTTCCAGCCTGCCTTGCCCCATTGGTGCAGCGCGGTGGCGTAGGCGGCCACCTCGCGCTGCGTATAATCACCGCCGGGCGTTACCGGCTCTGTCTTCGTTTCAGTCATGCCCGCCGGTAGTGCGCACAGCACCACCGCGGGCAAAGGTTCGGGCGGCTCTTCAGGCTCTGGGGTGCCCGCGCAGCCGGTCAGCGTCATCACCAAAAGCGCGACACATACCAACCACACCACGCACGGGCGGCCCGGCCACCAGACTAAGACGGCTAGCGAGGCGCACAGCACCAGGAAGTGCCAATAAGGCAGGATGACGACCGTCATTGCAGTGCCTCCAGCGCATCACGCAGCACCGGCGCCACCGGGCCGTTATCGCTTTCAGGGGCCTGCTCGATGCGGCGCTGGCGATCTCGGTACCGGTCGCCGCTGTCAGCCAGCTCGGCCTGCAACTCACGTACGGCACGCTCGGCGTGTGCCTGCTCGGCAATGGCGGTGGCCAGGTCGTCGCGGTAGCGATCGGCTCGCGCCTGCCAGGCGTCGAGCCCCTTGCGTAGCACTTCGGCATCCGCGCGCGTCTCGCTCAGCGCAGACTCCAGCCGGGCAGTCTCGGACTGGTGCCACAGCCAGCCGCCGCCCACCACGGCCACCACCGCACCGACAGCCCACACCTTGGCGGGAACAAAGCGCAACAGCTTCATGAGCATGGCTCACCCCCTTGCCAGCCCGCCCGCGCATAGCGGGGCGTTAGCGTCAGCAGGATATGGCGCACGTAGTGGCGGTTCTCGCGCTTCGCCCAGCTAGCGCGGTTCGTGTAGCGCTCCACATGACCAAACCAGCGGGCGGCATCATCGCCCGCCGCCGTGGCCAAACGCCTGTCGCGGTTAACCCAGCCCAGCCCGCCGTTGTAGGCGCTCATGGCAAACGCCCAGTGCGCGCACTGGTCGGCGGTACCGCTTAGGCGCTGCCAGTGCCAGCGGTTGTAGCGGGCCTGGGCGCGCATGGCCCAGGTGGGCGAATAGGGGGCCGCTTGGCCCAGGTCGGGGTAAATCTCGGCAATCCACGCACTGGTGGATGGCATGAACTGGGAAAGCCCTTGCGCACCCACCGGGCTATCGACATTGGCCCGCCAGGCACTCTCCTGGTGGATCTGTGCAGCGTGCAGCGCTACCGGCGCGGGCAGGCCAAACTCTTGCTGCACAATCCGGGTCAGTTCGCGCTGATACTGGGCCGCCTGCCCCGGAATACCTTGGGCCTGGGCCGCTTCGCCCAGCATCCAGCCCAGCAGCCACAACGCCAGCCCGGCGCGCAACAGGCCGCTCATGCGGCGCTGAACGCGGAAGTAGGTACGGTGATAGTACGAAAGACGGTAAGAACGGCTCATGCGTCGGTCTCCTTTAACGCCACCTCAGCCCGCGCCACTACATCCCGAAGGCGCAGGGTCAGGCGCAGCAGCTCCGGGCCTGCGTCAGGCTGGCCCGCCAGGGCGTCGGCATCGGCCACCAGCCGAAAGCCTTCCTCCAGCAGCACGGCGGCAGTATCCGCGCCCACGCTAGACCCCCAGGCCCAGCGCCAGAATGGCCGCCGCCATCACGCCCACGCGCCGCAGTGAGGCAAGGCCCGCCTGTTGACGCATATGGCGCGCACCGTTACGCAACCCCTGGGCATCCAGGCGGCTAGCAAGGTGGTAGAAGTCGTGGGGGCGGGCGTAGTGAAAGATCGTGCGGTCAACCCAATAACCCAGGTAGGCACCCAGGCACAGCTTGGAAAGCGACCACACCAGCACGCCCAGCTGGTAGGGGGCAAAATGGCCCACCGCCGCCGTGGCGACTAACGCCAACAGCAGCCAGGGAAAGGCGCGGAATTTATCGAGTAGCGTGGCAATCATGGCCGTCTCCAGTCGGGTCTCGGTAGTAATGGCTTGAGACTCGACGGTAACGGCCAGGGGGCGATACAGGCAGGCGAAGGGCTTCAGCGGTTAACGCCAGGGCGGCGTATCAGGCAGGAGGGTGCAGGTTAGCGCGCCCAGCGGGCGCGGTCTACTAGCAGTGACAACAAGGGTTACAGCAGGGAGTATTGGTCGCTGTTCGCGGCATCGTCCCGCGATAGGATGGTATAGATCTGGCGCTCGGTCAGGCGGTAGCGCAACGCCAGCACCGCTGGGGCGTCGCCCTGGTCGCGCTCGTGGCGGATCTGGCGGTTACGCACCCGGCGCAACGCATCCGCGCAGCGCGGCACCACCAGCTCCTCCATGGCAAACGCCGCTGACAAAGCAGCGGCGGCATCACGGCCCAGCCATTCGATCAGGCGGTGCTCATCACCCAGGCGCTCCGGCACGTACACGCGCACGCCGCCAGCGCTCTCCACCAGGGCCAACGTGGCCGCCAGGCCAATCACCTCTGCCACATCGACCAGCGACTGGGGCAGCTCCTCAATCTCCCTCACATCTAGCATCAGCGGCGCTCCTTTCGGCGTGAGCCAACGCCCAGCTCGCGCATCATCTCGGCTAGGCGCTGGCGGTTGCGGGCCACCTGGGCCTCACTCATGGGCGGCGCTGCCAGGCGCGGGCGCGGTGGCCGGGCAGGCATGGCCTCCAGCAGCTGACGAGGCACGGGCCAGCGGTCAGCCTCACGCGCCAGGCGGGCAAACGCGGCGCGCAGGCGCAGGGCGTCCTGCTCGGCATCCCACCCCACTGGTGCGCTCCACAGGGTGTCGATCCAGGTCTGCTGGGTGTACTCGGCCTCGTCTTCCCAGGGGGCGCTGGGCAGGCGCAGCACCAGCAGGCGCGCCAGGCCGTTGAAGATCTCATCACGGAACCATTGGGCGGGCTGACTCATGATTGACGCCCCCGCTCCATGGCTTGCAGCGCCCGCATGACGCCCTTGGCCGGGCGTGACGGCGCGGCCTGCTCAGGCGTGGCGACCGACTCACCACGCCCACGCCGCGTGCGCCCAACGACTCCACCACCCGCTTCAGATAGTTGTGGTTGCGTAGCGGGCGGGTGTCTTCGCCGCTGTCACGCTTGGCGCGGATCGCCTCGACGGTTTCCGACAGCGCCGCGCCCACCAGCCCCATGTCGCCCGCCAAGGCCAGCGCCTCACGCGCCAGGCGCAACTGACGCTCATAGGCGGTCGCCCGCGTCTTGCCCCGGAACAGACCCACATACGCCACCAGCGGTCGCGACGTATCGCGGGGCAGGTCAGCCAGCAGGGCCATCATCTCGCGCAGCGCCTCATCCTCATTGATATGCTCAAGACCAAAGGTGGAATGACAGCAAGGGCAGCGAATATCCATCGTTTCTCCAGGGGTTACACAGGGGTTAAAAGGCGCTTAACAGCTCGGGTCGAAGGTCTGCACGTAGCGAGCAGGCTCCGGCAGCACATCGGCCATCTTTTTCAACATGGCCAGGTTGCGCTCCCAGTGGGCGGGCAGCCGGTATCGCTGGGCCAGCGCGTCGCGATCCTGCCCCAGGCTCTCCAGGCATTCGTCAACGTAGGCCAGCAGGCTCCGCTTTTGGCGCTCCACGTCCAGCGCGGCAATCACGCCCCGGAACTGGGCCTCGGTGCGCAGCCAGTCGATGCGATCGATACCGGTCTGGCGCTTCGCAATCGCCCCGGCGTACTCCCAGGAAAGCGCCATCTCAGCCAGCAGCGCCTCGATCTTGGCCAACTGCTCGTGCTTGTTGAACGTGTTGGGCACACGCCCGGCCCGCTTGGGCGCTTTGGGCTGCCACCCCAAGCGGCGGAACTCGTGCAGCACGCCGCCCACGGTGCACTCGGTCAGCTCCTTGGCGCTGCTCACGCCAGCGGTGCGGGCCAAAATGGCCCGGTAGTCGTCATCGCTCAGCCCCAACTGCGCCTTGGCCACATGGATCTGGGCTAACTTGCGCTTGCTGATCATGCCTTGGCTCCTTTCATCTGGCGGCGCACTGCCTGGCACCAGCCACCGCACGGCTTGCCGTGGTTGTCGCCCTCGTGGCAGGCAAACACATGGCGATTCTTAACGGCGGCGGCAAAGTCGCGTCGCGTGTGCAGACTGACAGACGCCTCGCTGCCTTTCTGGGCAGCACAGCCACCGCACATGGGCACCGCGCCGCGCATCTCTTGGCGCAGGCGCTGGCGGGAAAGCCGCTCACGCGGCTGGGGCTGGTAGCTCAGGCAAGTAACACCAGCGCCTGGGTCGGTCACCCAGCCGCCCTCCGGCCAGGGCTTGCCCTCTTTCATCTCGATCATGCCCTCCAGCACATCGCAGCCCCACGCGTGGGCGCAGTGGGTGCAAAGCATGTCCAACGTCTCTCGCCATTCGGCCTTTACAGGCCGGTACGGAATGCGCTCCAGACTCATGGCGTCACCTCATCCGCTTTCGCCTTAATCTCCAGGTCAGGAAAGTGCTTCTTGAGATGGGCCACCGCAGCGCCCTCGGTACCAAAGTCCGGCACAAAGCCAATCACTTGCGGCGCCACCATCCGGTCAGCCTTCTTCTTGCCAAACACACGCTTCAAGTGCGGATACGCTTTTTTGCGATAGGCCGCCCGCCTCATTGGTCGCCAGAACCGGGCTTCAGGGTGAACCGGCGCGCCGTCTTCAGCCTTTGCCCACTCACCCTTGGCAACACCGTCCACGAACACGCGAACGAAGATCTTCTTGCCGTCATGCGCCTTGACCAACGACAGCGTGTAGCCGTCGGCCAGCAGTTCGACGGAACCACCCAGGTGCGCCAAACGCTCTTTAATCTCTTTCCACTTATCCATTGCTTACCTCGCTGGCTGCTCATCAGTGCCGGGCCACCGCGCCCGACAGACGCCCCGCCAGTGGCAGGGCGTTTCGCTTTAGCGCTTAACTGTTTGCGCTTCTTCCAGGGCGTTGCGCGCACGCATAAAAGGCTCTGCGTGCAGCGTTAAGCCGTCGAGGTCGCTATCTGCCAGCTCGCTCAAAAGCCCTTCCAGCGCCTCCTCTAGCTCTTGAGCAATCTTCAAGCGGTTGCCGTCAAAATCGACTGCCACCACCTGGCCACCTTGAAACTCGGTAGCCGCGCTGTAGCTCGGTTGAGCGCCTTCGGGAAAGCGAACAACGATGGTGTGTTCATTCATTGGGAACCTTCCTGCATAGCCTTAATGGATTCGGTGAGTGCATTGGGCTGGCTGGCGGGCCGCACGCTGTTGGCGTTGACGTTGATCAGCCGACCGTTCTGAGCGCGAATAAACGCAACATCACCCTTGATGCTGACAAGCATCCCCTTGCGAGCCGAAATGCTGATCTGATTGCCTTTGCGAACAGTGCGCGTGTAGCTCACGCGGTCGCCGCACTTGAGAGCCTCGCTCATGCTGCCGCCTCGAAGCGCTCGGCATCTTCCAGTAGCTTGCTCACCAGCTTGTCCACTTCGCTGTCGGTGGGTTTGATCACCACCTGGTCATCGGCCTCCTCAACGGTCACACCCAGGCGCTTCAACTCGGTCACGGTCAGCTCGCTTAGCGCCTTGCGGATCGGCTCCTCACGCACGCGGATCATCGCCTCACTTTGCTCGGGGAAGTGGCGACGAATCAGCTTCACTACCTGCCCCGCGTCTTCCCAGGAGAGCTTGCCTTTGCCTTTGGTCATGCCGACCCGCACCCCGGCAATCACCACCGTGCGGCGCTTGCCTTCCCATAGCTCCGGGTGGGTTTCGACGGCAGCGCGCAGGCGGTCGTGGGCTTCACTGGCGCGGCGTACCGCATCGCGAATATCCGGCAGCGCCTGGCGCTTGGCGGTTTCCACTTGGCGCTCCAGCGCTTCCACCAGTTGGCACAGGCGGTCGCGCTCGGCCGAGTAGTCTTCGGCGCGCTTGTTAACGGTTTCCATGGGGGTTTCAGTGCTCACGCTCTTGCTCCTTTTCGATCTCTTCGGTAACGGCCTGAATGGCCTGCATGTAGCGGGCGGCGTTGGGGCCGTGCAGGCACACCAACCCACCCAGGGTGTTGAAGTCTTCATCGCAAACGGTAATGGCCACTTGGCTTGCGCCCAGCCCGCCCATGTCTTGCAGCACTTGGCTAACAGGGCTGCTGCCGATCTCACTCAGGCTGGCCAGCCGTTGAATCATGGTGCTCATGCCGCACTCCTTTGGGCTTGGCGGTGTAGGACGAAAGGCGCTAGGTAGGTCAGCAGCGCCTCGGTTTGCTCGCTATCCAGCGCCAGCTCGATCTCGCTGACGCACAGGGTCAGGGTGCCGTCGCTGGCCAGTGCGAAGCGGGGCTCCTCGTCGGCCTCGGGCAGCGTGCCGCCGGGCAGAAAGCCCAGCGATTCGCGCAGGTTGCTTAGCACGTCACTCAGCGTGGGCGGCGCTTGCTCGGCTGCCGGGGCGGTGGCAGGCACCACCGACCAGGCGCAGCGGCCATGGCCATCCAGGCGCATCTTGTCCACCAGGCCGTCACGACCCAGGGCGTTCAGCGCTCGGGTGGCGGCCTTGCGATCCAGCTGCAGGTTGTGGGCGATCTGGCGCAGCGACAGCGGCTTGCCCATCTTGACCAGGTGTGCGTGCACGCGGCCCTTGATGGTTTTGGGCGTAACGCTGGGCGCTCCCTGCGCCAGCACGGGCAGGCGGTAGCAGCGGCCATTGGCACAGGGGTAGCTGACCACCAGGCCGCGCTTGGCCATGGAGGCAAGCCGTGCGGCCACGCTGTGCCGCCCTTCGGCCAGCGCGCTGCGGGCGTAGATCTCGGCCACCGACAGGGTGTCGTCGGCATTGGCGAGGATCTGGCGAATCTCATCTTCCAGGGCGACTTCGATGTCGCTGGGCTCGGTCATGGCGCGCTCATTCATCAGGCGTTCCTCCGGGTGAAGTTACAGGCGGCGCTGCGCGGGTAGCGGTGATGGGCCAGCGGCTCAACAATCGCGCCATTGCGGCGCGGCAGGTGTGCCAGGGCACGCTCTTGGGCGGTGGTTTCTTCGCGCCAGCCCGCTACCAGCTCGCGCCAGTCTTGCCACTCCGCTTGCGAGGCGGTCGCGCTGGGCGCGTCCAGCCCGGTGTCTTGCTGCTGCCACAGCTTGAGCGCGGCGGCTTGCTGGGCAGGCAGCAGCGGCTCAGGCTCCAGCGCCAGGCGCTCAAAGCGGTCGATGTTGGCCAGGTACTGCACCAGGTTGATGCCGTGGCGCGCTAACCGCAGGGCGATAAAGCGGTCGGCATAGTGCTCCAGGTGGGCGTCGCTATAGGCTTGCATGTCATTTCTCCAGGCGGGCCAGATAGGCCCGCTTGTCGGCTGGCCCCGGCGGGGCGTCGAGTAGGTCGATGGCCACCAGCGCCAGCGGCTCGCGGGTGCCGGTACGGCGGGCATAGTCAGCGGCGGCAAACTGGTGCGCTTGGCGGGCATTCACGGCAGCCACTTCCAGCACCAGCCAGGCGGCCTCTAGGCCCTCCGGGGCGATCTCGACCCGGTACATACGCAGGTCACCGGCGCCGACGGTGATCGGTGACACGCCACCGAACAGGTCAGGGTGCAGCGGGCCGGGGATCTTCACGGTCTCGTGGTTCACGCCTCACCTCCCAGGTCGTGCCAGGCATCGCGGATATGCTCGGCAGTCGGGCGGGCGGCACCGGTGGTGGCGGCAAACATGCTGGCCAGGCGCAGCGTTTGCGACAGGCCGCGCAGTGCGCCGGGGCGGCGGCCAATGTCCAGGCAAAGCTGGCGGGCGGGTTTCTCTTGGATCTGCCAGGCGTCTAGCAGCGCCAGCACATCGGCATCCTTGGCGCGGGAAAGCCGCACGCGCTTGGCCACGCGGCTGAACAGCTGGGCAAAGCCCACGCTGCGGCTGCCGCCGGTTAGCTGGCTGTACACCACCTCATTGCCCACCAGGGCCAGGCCGATTCCGGCGGCGTCATGAATGGAGCGCACGGCTTCCAGGGCGCGGTGGGTCAGGTGCTGGGCTTCGTCGATCACCAGCAGGCCGCGTGTTTCGCGCACCCGCTCGATAATGTTGGCTTCCAGCATGTGCACCGCGCCGGTGGTGCGAATACCCAGCACCTGGGCAATGCGCGTCAGGATCGGGCCAGGGGCGGACACTGCTGGGGTGGCGGTCACCACCCACACGTTGGGGGCGCTTTGCTGGTAACGGGCAAGCGTGGTGCTTTTACCAACGCCTGCACCGCCGTAGACCACCGACACGGCCTCAGCCATCTGGGCAAACGACAGGGCCGACATCACGGCGCGGGCGGTGGGCGTTTCCACCCAGTCGGGGGCGGCGGGCATTTGCCCCTCTAGCGCGGCGGATGCCTGGCGGCTTTCCAGCCAGCGGCGCACGCTCTCCTCAACGGCGGCCACATTGCCCTTGTAAGTGCCGCTTAACCACTGGTTAAGGCGGGCTTTACCCACGCCCGTTAGCTGGGCAAGCGCGGTTTGCGACAGGTTGTCGGCTTCCATGATCTGGCGCACTTCGCCAATCAGGGCATCGTTGTGGGCATTGCGGGTTTTGCTGAACTGGGTCACGTTTGAATCACTCATCTGCTATACTCCATTTGCTTTTTGGAAAGGGCTTCGGCCCGTTGTTGGCTGGCCCTGGGCTCCACCCCAGGGCCAGTGCTTTAAAGCTGGCGTTTCTTCCACTGGTCGAAGTTGCCACGCACCATCGAATCCCAGCTGTACTTCTCCGCGACGCTCTCGCTCTCCTCGTCGACCACCACGTCACTGCCAGCAACACGCTTGCGCTCGCCAAAGCTGCCGCGCACCACATCGGTTTGCAGCGGGGCGGTATCTTCCGGCTCCGGTGCGGGCATGTAGTCCAGGGTTTCCACTTCGCTCATGCGCTTCTCGGCCTGCACCTGCGCCTTGGCGGCCTTGGCGCGCTGGGTGCGGTTGCGCGCCCATTCGCGGGCGGCGCGGCTGTCGCCAAAGCCCACGGCAAACAGGCACTCGGCTTCACCGATATAGCGCCCGTCGATCTGGTAGGCGTGCACCGACTCGTGCAGCGCATCGGGGTCGAAGCGCACTACTACCTTGCGACCGATATAGGGGATCAGCGCATCGCTGCCGTAGCGGTTCTTGCCGTTGGGGCCGCTGCCGATCTTTAGCGACAGGCTGCTGTCGCGCTGCACCGTGACCGCCTCGGCAGCCATCAGCCACATACGGCGCTGGGCTTGGGTGGGGCGGCGTACGCGGTCGGCACTGCGCTGGTAGCTTTCGTCGAACGCCTGGGCAAAGCTCATGCGCCCATCGCAAATCTCGGTGCGGCGGCCTTCCATCTCGTTCCACTGGCGGATGGCATCGGCCAGCACCTGGCAGAACTCGGCAAAATCAATCGCGGTGCTGCCGTAGTTCTCGGGCTTGGCGGTGGGGTTGGGGCCGGTGTAGGCACCCCGGAACTCGTAGCGCTTGTCGGCATACTCACCCAGGCCGCCCACGCCAAAGCTGCGCTCTACCGGTTTAGCCTGGCCGTGACCCTTGCCCTTGAACACGCTTGTCCAGTGGATCTGGATGCCTAGCTGCGGCATCAGGCCAATCGGGTCTTCCTCTTTCACCTTGAAGCGGTAGCGGGTTTTAACGCCGCCCGTCATCCACTTGTTGGCAGCGGCGCGGGTGTTGTCGATGGTGACGTGCTCGGGGATGCCAAAGCGCTCCAGCACATCGCCCAGCGACAGGCGGATCATGTCGGTGTGTTCGGTGCGGTCAGTGCGAAAGCCCACGATGCGGCGGCTGTATACGTCCTGCCAAAACCACGTTTTGGGGCGGTCGATCGTGCCGTCCGGGAACTTCACAAACACGTTGTGCTTGTAGCCATCGCCGTTCAGCCAGTACATGGCGTGCAGGTCGCGCACCGTGCGCTGCTGCGCGGGGTAAAGTCGCATTAATGCCTCCTCGCCTTCGCGGGTCAGTACGCGGGTAACAGTGGGTATTTCGTTGGCCCAGCGGGTCATGGTGCGCTTGCTGGGCAGTGTCCAGCCGTGCTGCTTGGCGGCCTCTTTGGCCCAGGCGTAGCAGGCGGCAATGCTGGGGGCTTCGGGGCGCAGGTATTGGGCCTTGAAGTATTCCCACGCTTCGGGGCTGCACTCGGCATTGGCACTGCGACCGCCGTAGCACGGCAGTAGCGCGGCCAGCCAGTCGCTGCGATCCACGCCCTTGACCTCACCCAGCCAGCGGTAGGCGGTGGAGCGCCCTTCGCCAAACGCCTTGGCGGCTTCGCTGACAGCCTTGGAGCGACCGCTGCCGCTGGCCACCAGCCGCTCCACGGCCTGCACCAGCTGCAGCTTGCGGGCGGCTTCGTCTTTCATGCCTTGTGGGGCGCGGTCATAGGCGGCCCACAGGCTCTCGCGATCCACCACTGCCGGGGTGCTGGGGGCACGGCGGGCGGTGGGCGGCGCCGGCTCGCTGGGGGCGGCGTGCTTCATCAGTGCGGCCTGGGTCTCCAGCGGCAGGGCATCGAACGCGTACTCCCTGCCACCGCCGCGCCCGGCGCGGGGGCGACTTTCCCAGTCGTCGCGCTTGGCACGGCGCACCACGGCGCTGTGCGTGTCGGGCATGCCGGGTAGGCCCGCTAGCTCTTTAGCGGTAAACCAGTTCATGCACACCCCCGTTTGGGCTGTAATTCATTCATCGTCACGCCCTTTCAAACAGTTCAAGTTCTGGCGCACTGGCTTTCCGCACGTTTTCGCGGTGGCCAGCGAGTTGCTTAATGGCTTGGGTAACGCCTTCCAGCGTTCCCTCTACGTCGTGTTGCTCGCGGTAAAAAAGGCTTAGGTGCTCAACCGCCTTGTTCAGGCACGTTTGTAGATCCATCAGGTCGTGGTGGCTGCACGCCTTGCCTGCCGGTATATCGATCACCAGCTTTTGGGCGCTGCCTGCAATCCACTGGGTGATGAACGTGGCACCACACGCAAACTCAAACGGGCGAATGCGGCGGGTGGGGATGCAGCCATCGGCAATCCACTTGTAAACCGTCCACTCACTTACCCCGACCAGGTCGGCTATTTGCGCCACGCTGCGGTTGTGCTTGTGCAGCGCGTAGTCGGTGCATAGCCGGGTGGCATGCTCCAGGCTGTGCGGTTGGGCGGGCTTCCAGCGTTTACGGGTCATTGGGGCTGTATCCTTGTCCAGTGGCTACAAACGTGGCGCTACTCTGTGGCTAGGCGACCTCTCTGGTGGCGGCTAACCTGAGTGGCACATGAAGGGAGTTGACCCTATGCTGCTTTTCTATTGCTCTGCTGACAGTTCCGTTTATTGGCACCAGTGGTATCCTTGTTCGCGTAACGGCTCGGCCAAATGGTCATGGGGTCGGTACCAATCGCGTCGGCAATCAACCGCTCGCCTTTCGGCCAATGCCGATCAAGCGCAACGGTTAGCGTGGTCGCACATGAGTAGCCGTGGTGCGTGGCGAGCTTTCGCAGAGACCAGCCAGCTTTACGGACAGCGGCGACGATGTCGGCGCGATGCCAGTCTTCTGGACTGGCTTTTTTTGATGCGCTTTTTTCATTCATGTGTAAAAGGCTCTTTGCTGCTTTCGGGTTAGTACATGAATGAATATAGCGCCACGAATGTGGATGGTCAACCACGTTATTGGAGGTCAATGTTCGGCATGCCTGTAAAAACGTGGTAATAAATTATTAAAAACACTGAAATCAAGGGCTTAGGTGTAACTATGACGCGTCAAACTTCTACGAACGAAGAGGTCAATGTTCAGGCCGCGAAGGTTGACGCGTTTGGGGAGCGGGTTTCCGTGGCCATAGATCGAGTGGGTGGCTCCACGAAAATGGCAGAAATAGCAGAAGTGTCCACTTCTGTGCTCAGCAAGTGGCGGCGTGGCGAGTCAGACCCGTCACGCTCAAGGCTCGTAAAGATGGCTAATGCAGCAGGCGTTTCGGTGGAGTGGCTAGCCACGGGTAAAGGCGCGCCAGACGGCACAGCAGAAGCGCCCAAGGCACCGCCCGCCGGGCCAAGCGAGGAGAATCTGGCGTTACTGGAGGAGGTGGCAACGGCGGCGTTTGTGGAGCTTCAGGCGCGCAACATCCACCTGGAGCCCGCCGCCCAAGCGCGCCTGGTGCGCGTGCTATACCGCCATTTCGCCAGCAAAAACGAACGACCAGACCACGATACCGTAAGCAATATCATAGACTTAGCCGCATGTAGATAGCGGCACGCACTCAGGGGGCAGGGATGAAAGACGAGTTACAGAAACAAATTGGCGAGATCTTGGACAAGGGGCAGCAAGGCAGGGGCGCAGCAACGGTACACATCAGCATAGGCGACATCGTGAACAACCAGGGCACGGTGGTGATTGGCGGCGACGTGCGGCGCGAAGGCAGCGCCAGCAGCGAGGAGGACAGCGACAGCGAAGGCGACCCAGGCGCCCCAGCGCTTCGCCAGGAACTGCACGCATTGCGCGAACAGCTTCAGCATCTTAAGCGACTGTTAACGACCGTTTACCGATCCTTTTTAAACACCCGTAAACGCCCGCCAACTGCGCCGTGCGCTTGTCCCAACTTAAATGGCACAAACCGCCATTCCCGCCCGGTTGTCCCAATTTGCCCCACCCGCCGCTTTTCCCGTCCCGCTCGCACCGCAACCGCCGCCAAGCCGCGCCACGCCGCACTTCCCGTCCCGTTATATCTTCCCTGCTGCCACCAAATCCCACTCCCCACTATGTCCCATACCTACTGTCCCCCCTCAAGCGGTGATAGGTGACGTTAGTAAACCGACGGGGGCGTGGCCGCCGCTGGTGCGGTATCACCGTCGTCTTTAAAGCTGCTGGCCAACGCTTTCAGTGAGTTCAT